TAGAAAAAGAGAAACGAATGAAAGCCATATTCTAAAAGGATTTCAGAAATAAGACGAGCTTAACAAAATATAAGATATGTGAAAGTGAGGAGAAAAAAGCATGCTAAAAGATGCACTCTTGAAAGTAAAAATTCTTGATGGGACAGAACTTGATAAAAGGCTCACGAGAACAACCGTCAAGTTTGAAAACGGTTTGACAGTAACACTCCCAAATTCTTTAATTCATTTTGAAGAGAAAGTGGCTATACCAGAATACATGGGAAAATGGCTTGAGTCAGCAAGAAGAGAAGGGTATAACATTAGGGGTGCAATTGAACAAGCACCAAAAGGAAAAATTGAAGATTGGTTGGAATTAAAAAATGTAGACATCTTTGCAGAAGCTTGGGTGAATGGTTACACAGTCGAGAAAGAGAAGCGGTATCTTGTGAAGATAAAGGGACTCATCTCTAATTATAGTATTTTGAAATATCAGCCGCTTGACAATAGTTGGTTTACGGGCAGTGAACAGGAATATGAATTTTTTGAATTTAAACACACTAAGGAAAAACTAGAAGAAGCTGGTTTTGGCTGGGTGTTTGATTGCCCAGGGATTGAAGTTGAGGAGGTGGAAGAATGAATAAACAGGAATTGATTGAGAGTATTTCTCATTTACCTTCAGATTGTAGTGGACTAAGACCAACGATTGATAAATTAACAACGTTGGAATTGATTAAATTGCTAGACGAACCGCAGAAAGTCACAGTTCCTCAGTTTGTTGCGGACTATATAGATTTTAAAAAAACATACGATTTTCATGTCTATGGGGCAATGAGAGTGATTGAAGATCATTATGATAAGAGAGTCCAAGAGTGGTTTTACGAAGGCAACATTGAAACTTTTGTCCATGCTTGGCTTGACGGCTACGAGGTTGATAAAGAATCGAAGTACACAGTTAAATTTAAAGCTACTAAACAGTATTTAAGTAATGATGAAGTAGGGATTCATTTTGATCCAAGTTTTAGAAGTAATTTTAGAAAATCTGAACTTGAAAAGTTAGGTCTTGCAGAAGTATTTAATAGCCCATTGTTTGAAGTTGAGGAGGTAAAATGATGACTACAAATAAAATCATTTTTCATTTAACAAATGATAAGACTGCTGAGTCCTGTGGTGCGGAACAATCAGAGATTGAACGTTTAGTCAGCCAGTTTAACAATGGTCATCTAATGCGCATTGGCAAACTCTACATTAACCCTAGAGAATTAGTAGCTTTCATCATCGAAGAAACCGAGGAAGCAGAGTGATGCGGTGTTTAAAAATTTTATGTATTTTAGCTTTTGGAATATTACTAGCATCATGCCATGAGATTTCAAGTGGAACCATCACTGATAAATATATTGAAGAACCAACAATGGTGTTGATGCCAATTTCATCTGGAAAGACAACAGTGCTAGTTCCAATGAAAACCGATAGAAAATATTTTATAACCGTTAAAGGAAAATCAGGAAACAAAACCATCGAGGAAGATTTCAAGGTGAGCAAAAAAGATTTTGAACATTTTAAGATTGGCGATAAATTTAAGACGGATTGAAAGATGAGAAAATAAGTTCTTGTTTTCTCACATAAAATAAAATATTATGATAGCATAGCTTCAAGTACAAGAGGGACAGACCAAAGAGATTGGCTGTCCTTTTTGTGTGAGGAGGATTAGATGTATAACAAAATTGTCAGACCTTCTTTGAAGACAAAGAAGTGGGAGAAGTTCCGGGATAAGATTCTAAGGAAATATAATTATCTATGTCAAGAGAGTTTGAGATATGGAATATCAGAACCGGCTGAAATGGTTCATCATATTTTTCCGGTGTCCGAATATCCTGAACTAGAATTCCAAGAATGGAATTGTCTGCCACTTACTAATAAGCGGCACAATACTTTTCATGACAGAATCAATGATAAAGTTATTGGTCAAGGAATTTTTTGGCAAAAGAAACGAAAAAGGGAATTTTTGAATTTTTACAAAAATCGAAAAAATGAAATTTTGTAAAAATCGAATTTTTCAATTTTTGATTTTTTTGAATTTTTCGATTATCCCCCCCATCGAAAAAAATTTTTTCGAGCGTCTGGGAACCGGTGAAGGGAACTTTTTCCAAGTCGGAGGCCTCCAGACAAAAAGGGGATAAAAACTAAAGGGATTTTGGGAAGGAGGCCTAGTTTTTGGCAAAACCAGTCACAGCTAAATCTATCAAGTCAAAAGTCATCAAACAGATGAAAGAGCTTGGGACTTATCGCAAAGAATTTGACATGATCATTGACATCTTTTCAGGAATGTTATTTCAGTATCAGAAACTTGCTCAGGACTATGCTGATATGGGCTATCCTGTCACAGATGTCTACGTTAACAAGGCAGGAGCTGAGAATGAACGTAAGGTCCCCATCCTAACAGCAATGGAAATTCTACGAAAAGATATACTCAGCTATTCAAACCAATTGATGATGAATCCTAAGTCATTGGGTGAAGTGGTAGAGCAAGATAATGGATCAGTTCTTACTGAGGTTCTAAAATTCAAGGACCAAATCAAGAAGAAACGGGTGAAATCTGATGGGTAACGTGGAGAAAGCCAAAGAATACGCTCAACACGTTCTGGACCATCAGGAAGAGCATTGTGAAGAGAACATTTTGGCAGCATCACGCTTCCTGAGAGACTTGGATAATCCAGAGTTTGAGATGGATGAAGACATGGTTGATTTTGTCGTTCATTTCATTGAACATACAATTGTCCATCAGCAGGGTGATGATATGTTTGCGGTCTCTATCCGTAACAAGCCATTACTTTTGCAACCGTGGCAACATTTTGTTGTGGTCAATCTCTTTGGCTTCTACATCAAGGGAACAAATGAAAGACGCTTCAAAGAAGCCTTGATCATGCTTGCCAGAAAGAATGGCAAAACTTCCTTCACTGCTGCAATCGCTCTGGCTTATCAGATTCTAGATACAGATAGCGGTTCAAAATGCTATATTGTAGCCAATTCTGTCAAGCAAGCCTTGGAAGCCTTTGGATTCTTGAGGTTCAATGTTGAGCGATGGAATGACAAGAACATCCGTATCAAAGATAACAACCAAGAACATTCCATCACTGCCAATTTTGGTGAGGAGGGTTCATTCTTTATCCAAGCACTGGCCAATGATGAAAGCAGGCTTGACTCTCTCAATGGGAATGTCATCATCCTAGATGAAGCCCATACAATGAGAAATTCCAAGAAATACGGTCTTATGAAGAAAACAATGTCAGCATACCGGAACAGTATGCTTTTTGTTATCTCAACAGCCGGGGACATTCCAACAGGCTTCCTTGCTAACCGTCTGAAATATTGTCAGAAGGTCCTGAAAGAGCTAGTCAAAGATGATTCATTCTTCATTTTCATCTGCAAAGCCAATCAGGCTACTGATGGAGATGTGGGAGACTACTTGGATGAGAATGTGTTGAAGATGGCCAATCCCTCATGGGGTGTGACCGTATCGCTCAAGGCTCTCAAAGAAGAAGCAGAACAGGCCTTGAATGATCCACAGACCAGAAATGAGTTTTTCAACAAAACATTGAATGTCTTCACCAACTCAATGAACGCTTATTTCAATCCAGATGAGTTCATTGCTAGTGATGACTGTTATGACTGGACCATTGAAGAACTTGCAAGGCTTCCTATTCGCTGGTATGGAGGAGCTGACCTTTCAAGACTGCATGACTTGACTGCTGCTGCCCTTTATGGTGTGTACAATGACGGTGAAAAAGATGTTGATATCTGTATCACACACGCTTTCTTCCCTCGTGTCAATGCTCAGAAGAAAGCCAATGATGATGGCATCCCACTATTTGGGTGGCAATCAGATGGATGGCTGACAATGAGCAACACTCCAACCGTTCTCTATGATGACATTGTTAAATGGTTCATAGAAATGAGACAGAAAGGCTTCAAAATTGCTGCTGTCGGTATGGATAGAAAATTTGGTAGAGAGTTCATGCTCAAAATGAAGCAGGCCAAATTCAAAATGATTGATCAGCCTCAGTTATTCTATTTGAAATCAGAGGGATTCAGAAGAATTGAATTGAAAGTGAAGAATAAAGAATTCTATTATGTACATTCGGACGCTTATGAGTATTGTGTCAGCAATGTAAGAGCCATCGAGAAAGTAGATGATGCTGTCCAGTATGAGAAATTGGACGGTGATGGCGGTACAGCAAGAATTGACTTGTTTGATGCGAGTGTCTTTGCTTGTATTCAGGCGCTTGCTAACCTTGGTAAGAATAAGAATGTGATGGCTTACTTTGATTAAGTAGAAAGGAGGTGAGAAATATGGGAATCTTTGACAAATTATTCAAGCGTGGCAAGTCTCAGACGATGTTCACAAGCTTTGGGAATTCAGATCTGGGCATCATGTATGATGGAGATGGTTATATTCCACTAGCAAGGAATCCAGATGTGATCATGGCAGTCAATAAAATTGCTGATATGGTCTCAAACATGACTATCCAGCTCATGGAGAATACAGAATCCGGTGATGTACGAATCAAGGACGGGTTGGCCCGTAAGATTGACATCAACCCTTGTGATCACATGACAAGAAAATCATGGATCTTCAAGATTGTCAGGGACTTGCTCCTATTTGGCGATGGAAATTCTGTACTACATGTGGAATATGACCCAATGACTGATTACATCAGTAACCTCAGACCGTTCCCAATGTCGGAAGTGTCGTTCAAAAGTAATGATCTGACATATATGATCCACTTCAGGGACACTGATTTCAATCCAGATGAAGTGGTCCACTTCGCCATCAATCCTGATCCAGACCGGCCTTATATTGGGACCGGTTTTAGATTGGCCTTGAAAGACATTGTACGCAATTTGAACATGGCCACACAGACCAAGAAGGGCTTTATGAACGGAAAAAACGTTCCAAGCCTTATTGTGAAGGTAGACTCTTCAAGCGAGGAGCTTGGAACCGTGGAAGGTCGGGAAAAAATCGCTAAGAAATACTTGACAACAAGCCAGTCTGGTGAACCTTGGATTGTTCCTGATGCCTTGATGGAAGTGGAACAAGTGAAGCCATTGAGTCTGAATGACATAGCTTTGAATGAGTCAGTAGAAATTGATAAGAAGACAGTAGCTGGGATGTTAGGAGTTCCGGCTTTTGTTTTAGGGGTAGGAGACTTCAACAAAGAAGAATACAACAACTTTGTGAATACCACTATCATGAGCATCGCAACAACGATTACTCAGACCCTTACAAGAGACCTACTGACTTCAACCACACGTTACTTCAAATTCAATCCACGTTCACTGTATTCTTACGACATTACAGAGCTTTCAACTGTTGCTCAACAGATGACAAACAGCGCTGCAATGCGTAGGAACGAGTGGAGAGACTGGGTTGGTATGACTCCGGATCCTGAAATGGATGAAATTATTGTTCTAGAAAACTACCTTCCACAAGGGGAGTTAGGCAATCAGAGCAAACTAAATAAGGAAGGAGGAAATGCCAATGAAGAAACGTAATTCATACATCGCTACTCAATTTGAGACACGAGAAGAACAAGAATCTGGTGACTTGATTCTGAGTGGCTACTTCATCCGGTTCGATGAAGAAACTGAGCTGTGGCCAGGCTATTTTGAAGTGATCAAACGTGCAGGAGTGGAAGAAGCCATCAAGAATGCTGACATCCGTGCATTATTCAATCATGATCATAACCTAGTTTTAGGTCGCACAGGCAACAGCACAGTGAGTCTCAAAGTTGATGACAAAGGTCTCTATGGGGACATTATCATCAACAGGAATGATCCAGACGCTATGGGAGCCTATGCCCGTGTACAGCGTGGGGATATTATTGGATGCAGTTTTGGATTCATGCCAATCAAGGTAGAAACTATTGAGCGTGAAGATGGTTCCTATCTTGATACCGTGCTAGAGCTTGAAATCTTTGAAGTCAGCCCTTGCACATTCCCGGCTTATCCACAGACTGAAATTGCTGCACGGAAGAAAGACTTTGAATGTCTGAAACGTGCCAATATTGAAGCGTTAAATGAACGCAAAATGAAAATTAAGGAGAAGTACAATCTATGAACAAAGCATTGATTCTGGGCGCACGTATGCGCACAAAAGCAAATAAGGTTGTTGAATTGGAAGAAGCAATTGAAGAATTGAACAACCGTTCTGCAATCGAAGCAGAGAAACTGGACCGTGCTGAAACTGAAGAAGAAGTTTCAACGGTTGAAAAGAGCCTTGAAGAACTTCAAAAAGAATTGGAAGAGAAACAGGCAGAAAAAGCAAAACTTGAAGAAGAAATTGAAGATCTTCAAAAACAAGTTGACGAACAAAATCGGAAAGCCCCAACATTCAAAGATGTTGAGCAACGTGGAGGAAAGAAATTGGAACAACGTGACGCAATTGCTAAATTCATTCGTACTGGTCAAACTCGTGACATTGAAGGTCTTAAAACAACTGACTCTGGAAGCGCTGCTTTGATCCCAACTGAAGTGCTAAAACCTCACTTCCTTGAAAAGACACGCAATCCACTCTTGGATCTTGTCCAACGTGTCAAAGTAAATAGTGGTTCTGGTAAATATCCAGTTATCAAGAAGACAGACAGCAAAATGGCTTCAGCTGAAGAATTGAAAGCTAATCCTGAACTTGGAAAACCAAGCATCAGCGAAATTGATTACTCAATCAAGACTTACCGTGGATACATTCCTGTATCTCAAGAAATGATTGATGATGCTGATTATGACATCATGTCAATTGTAGAAGATGAAGTATTCAATCAAGGTGAAAACACTGAATTGTCATTGGTCGCTACCATCCTCAAATCAGCAACTCAAGCAGATGCTGCTGGATTCGATGGCATCAAGGACATCTACAACAAGAAACTCAAATCAATCTACAAAGCAAGCATTGTTGTAACGCAATCAATGTTTGCAGCACTTGACAAAGTGAAAGACAAAAATGGTCGCTACATGCTTCAAACGGATGTTGCTTCACCTACAGGCTACTCATTTGGTGGCAAAACAATCTACCCGGTAGATGATACAGTCTTTGGATCTGAAGGAGACATGAAGTTCTTCATTGGTGATGTTTCTGAATTTGTAAAACTCTTTGACCGTTCTCAAGTATCTGTTAAATGGGTCAACAATGACATCTATGGCCAATTGCTTGGACTCTTCATCCGTTTAGATGTTAAGAAAGTAGATGCTGCTGCTGGATTCTTTGGCACATACACTGATGTTGTAGCATAAGGAGGTATCACATGCCCTATACAGTAATTCGTCCATTCAAGGACATGCGTGATGAAGAACAACATGAATATCAAATTGATGATATGTTTCCACGCAAAGGCTATGAACCTGATCAAGAGTTTGTTAAAGGACTCTTGACAGGCTTTAATTCAGCAGGTTCAATCTTCATCACTGATGAAGTGGTAAAGAAAGCTACTAAGAAAGCAGAAGAGACTGCTGAAGAGGTGGAAACAACTACTGAGGAAGTAGAAGAAACTACTGAAGAAGCGAAAGAAGCTACTGAGGAAGTAGAAGAAACTACTGAAGAAAAACCAAAGCGCAAGAAAGCAACTAAGAAAGAGGAAGAATAGCATGGACACTGGTCAGTTAGTGGAATTACTTAAAATCAAATTAGGAATTGCTTCAATTTTGCGAGATAAAACACTAGAGAAGATTGTCTCAAGCGTCATCAGCGAATTAACAAACAATCTGGGTGTTGAATTGGTTCCAGATCGTGCTGACCATGAAATGTTCATTGTTGACTTTGCTGCTTATCGCTATGAAGGTGGTGTTGATCTACCACGTCACCTTCAGTGGCGCTTGCACAATCTGCAAATCTCTTCCAAGAAAGAGGTGTGAGATGTGGAATGATGAAATCACATTGATAGGTTTTAAAATTACAGGCAAGGACAAGCTCAAGCAAGATCTGACTGAGAAAGTGAAGACTACAATTTTCTGTAAAAAGAAATCTATTACACGCTCTGAATTCTACCAAGCCAATCAGGCTGGCATCCGGCCCAATCTGATTGTTGATATTCATAGTTTCGAATACGGCAATCAGGAATTTGCTGAATTTGGCGGTAAAGAGTACCGGATTTTGAAGACATATCCAATCAACCTCAACATCCTTGAATTGACTTTAGTGGAGAAGATGACATGAGTCAAGATCTAGCCAGTCAAATTGCTAAAGCATTAGCAGAGTATTCCACAGAAGTTGAAGAAGAAGTGGATAAGATAGCAGAAGAAACAGCAGAAGAGGCCGTCCAAGAATTAAAAACCACAAGCCCAAAAAGTTCAAGGGCAAAAGGTGGTAAGTATGCCAAATCATGGAAAAAAACAAAAATGGGGAAAGGTAATTTTGTGGTTCATAACTCAAATTACCGTCTTCCACATTTGCTTGAATTTGGCCACTTAAAGAGGAACGGGGGACGGGTTTCCGGCATCGTACACATCAAGCCGGCAGAAGATCACGCTATTGAGAATTTTGAAAAGAAATTGAAGGAGCTTGGAAGATGAAGCTGTCAGAGTTTGCAGAAATTTTGGAACAGGCTGGCCTGCCTGTCACTTACAAGGCATTCAGGGAAGGAAATGTCCCCTCACTGCCTTACCTTGTCTATTTTGAAAGCTTGCCATCTATCACAGGGACAGACAATCAAGCATCATACAAGATCCGTGCTGTCACTGTAGAATTGGCATTTGAACGCAAAGACGAGGAATTAGAAGAACGATTAGAAGAGCTGTGGAATGGCCACAAGCTCTTTTATGATGTTCAAGAAGAAAATTTTATTGAATCAGAAAGACTATTCGTGAAGTCTTATGAAGTCTATCTATACTAAGGAGGAAAGAAATGACTGAAAACAAAGTTACCTTTGGACTTGAAAATGTCCATGTGGCACCAATCCAATCCATCAGCGAAGCAGGAGTGATCACTTATGGTCCGGTATTCCGTTTTCCTGGAGCGATGGAATTGACGTTGGATCCTAAAGGGGATTCAGGATCAGTGAAAGCTGATAACATTGATTATTACTTCGTTAACTCAAATGAGGGATATGAAGGTAAACTCAAAGTTCCAAACATCATTGAAGCCTTTGCCACAAAAATCTTGGGCGACATCAAAGACTCCACAACAGGAGTCATCACAGAAAAGGCAGATGCGAAGACAACCAACTTTGCCATCATGTTTGAATTCTCTGGTGATGCTAACAAGACACGCCACGTCATGTATTACTGTTCAGCAAGTCGCCCATCTAGCGGATCAGCTACTAAGAACGGAACAAACGTTAATGAACGTGAATTGAGCTTCAATGCCAGTCCTCGTCCCGGTGATCAAGTGGTGAAACGTTCTATCACATCAGCGGATGATCAAGAAGTTTATAAGAAATGGTTTGAAAAGGTTTATGAACCTAATCAAGCTTTGTAATTAGGGAGGTCTTAAATGCGTAAGAGTGTGATCATTAGTGAGAAGGAGTATGAGCTTGTTACAAATGCTTACACTCCTATTGCTTATAAGAGTGAGTTTGGTAAAGATTTCTTCCAAGATCTATTTGGAATGATCTCAAACCAGAATATCATGCAAATGGCTGAGAATGGCAACAATGAAGTTGACATCAACATGTTGGCCAATTTTGACATGACCTTCTTCAATCGCTTGTTTTGGGTTTTCACAAAGTCAGGAAACCCACACATCAAACCTTATGAACAATTTTTCATGGAAATGGAAGAATTTCCTTTGCAGGACATTGCTCCAATTCTAATGGAAATGATCAATGATACGATGACATCAAAAAAAAAACCAGATGAGTCAGAATCAGCCAGTGATGAAATCTTTACAGTAGAATCCTATCTTTCTTGCTGTAAAGAAACTGGACTTACAATTGATGATCTGAAGCACATTTCAATTGGAATGGCTCTAGATTATCAAACAGATTATGTGAATTTGCGTACTGAAAATAAATCAGAAACACGCAAGGCCACACAGTCAGATTTTGACTCATTTTAGTCTGAAATAGAGTGCTGAGAGGAAGAATCTGAGGTCAAGTTCATCGAATAGATGGACGATTGATCACAAGAAGCCTTTAGGCGCTCTTTATATTTTTATGTGAAAGGAGGAAATATGGCCGGTAATATTAAAGGGATAAAAATTGAAATTGGCGGTGACACACAGCCCCTTCAAAATGCCCTGAAAAAAGTAAATTCTGCTTCTGTTGAAGCAGCAAAAGAATTGAAGAGTATTGACAAGGCTCTGAAATTTGACACAGGGAATGTGACCCTATTGGCTCAGAAGCAAGAAGTGCTTCAAAAGCAAGTCTCAACAACCAAGGAGAAATTGGAAACATTGAGACAGGCACAAGCACAAGTTGAAGCTCAATTCAAGAGTGGTGACATTGGTGCTGATCAGTACCGTGCATTTCAACGGGAAGTAGTCCAGACAGAAAACATCCTGAAGGGCTATGAGAACAAGCTTGAGAATGTCAATAAGGCATTGGATGGGAATGGGAATGCTACCAAGTCCAACCGTGAACAACTGAAAGAGCTTCAAAATGAGCAACAGCGTCTTGCCAGTGAAGGTGACAAAGTTGTCAGCTCATTCAAGCTACAAGAAAGCCAGATGGGTTCCAACGCTAGTGAAGCAGATAAGCTGGCACTTGCTGAACAGAAAATTGGGAAGCAAAGCGAGATTGTCGCTCAACAGGTTGAGAATCTTGAGAAACAGCTTGCTCTTGCAAAACAAGAGTATGGCGAGAACTCAACAGAAGTCAACAAACTAGAGACTCAACTGAATGAGTCCAAGGCTGCTTTCAACGGGCTTGCCAATGAAATGGAAAACCTTGGTGAGTCAGGAAAGAAAGCCAGTAATGGTCTTGAAGAGACAAACAAGCTTCTGAAAGCTGAGTTACTGAACCAATTCTCTGAGAAGCTATCTGAAATCAGTCAAAAGTTGGTTGATTTTGGGAAGAGCGCTCTAGATGCGTTCCGGGAAATTGACGAAGGAATGGACACCATTGTCACCAAGACTGGCGCTGGTGGAAAAGCTCTTGAAGAAATGCAGGGCATTGCTAATGGCATAGCCACTGAAGTCCCTACTGATTTCAGTACCATCGGGAATGCTGTTGGTGAAGTCAACACTCAATTCAAATTGACCGGTGACGCTCTCAAAGTGACCTCAGAAGACATGATCAAGTTCTCTGAGATAAATGGGACAGATGTCACGAATGCAACAATCCAATCAAAGCAAGCAATGGAAGCTTATGGCTTATCTATTGATGACTTAACAGAGATTCTGGACAATGTAACCTATGTTTCTCAAGATACAGGGGTTTCTGTTGATGAGTTGATGAAAAAGGCAACTGATGGAGCGCCTCAAATCAAGATGCTTGGTCTTGAATTTGGTGAGGCAGTCACCCTTATTGGTCAATTCGAGAAAAACGGGGTGGATTCATCATCAGCGCTCTCTGGGCTGACAAAGGCCGCTGGTGTATATACCAAGCAAGGAAAGACCATGAAGCAAGGTCTGACAGAAACCATTGAAGCCATCAAGAACAGTAAGTCAGAGACCGAAGCGATGGGAATCGCTATGGAGATCTTTGGTGCTAAGAAAGCCCCTCAGATGATTGATGCAATCAAACGTGGGAAATTCAACATGGAAGATTTAGGCTACACTTCACAAGTGTCTGCCGGTCTGGTTTCTCAAACTTATGAAAGCACTCTGGATCCTATTGACAAATTCACCACAGCCCAAAATGGTTTGAAAATCGTTATGGCTGAAGTTGGTGGATCTATTGCTGAAACATTCGCTCCAGTACTTGATGTACTTGTAGGCCTTTTTAAAAGTGTCGCAGAATGGGTAAATAAATTACCTGGGCCAATTAAAGAACTTGTAGTTGTATTTGGAAGTATTGTGACAGTAGCTGGGGTATTGTCCCCAATATTCCTCGCATTACAAGCGGCTGCAATGGCAGCTGAAACCACTATAGGTGGACTGATAGCTGCTGCATTGCCAATAATTGGAACAGTCATAGCAGTAGCTGCTGCAATTGCTGGAATTATAGTAGTTATTAAGTATTTATGGGAAACCAATGAGGGATTCAGGACCGCTGTTGAGACAGTCTGGAACGCTATCATGTCAGTCATCAACACTGTTGTCAAGGCTATCTCTGATTTTGTAATGCAAATATGGGGGACGCTCACAAGCTGGTGGAATGAAAATCAACAATTGATCAGACAGACAGCAGAAACCGTCTGGAACTCTATTTCAGCCGTAGTGACAACAGTCATGAATGTTCTTGGACCATTTATTGAAACCGCATGGAATAACATTTCAACCGTAATTTCCACGGTTTGGGACACCATCAAAACCGTAGTAGAAACAGCCATCAACGTGGTATTAGGCATCATCAAGACTGTGATGCAAATCATCAACGGTGACTGGTCTGGGGCTTGGGAGTCCATCAAGGGAATCGCTGAAAGTATCTGGAATGGTATCAAGAGCATTGCTGAATCTGTATTCAATGCGATGGCTCAGATCTTGTCTAATATCTGGAATACTATTTCAAGCACTGCATCAAGCATTTGGAATGGCATCAGCTCAACCCTATCAGGCATCTGGAACGGAATTTCAAGCACGGTCTCAAGTGTATTCAATGGAATTTCAAGCACGATTTCAGGAATCTGGAATGGTATCAGCTCAACCGCATCAGGCATCTGGAACGGGATAAAAGATACCATTGGCGGTGCTATCAATGGGGCTAAAGATTTAGTAGGAAAAGCTATTGATGGAATTAAAGGTTTCTTCAATTTCCAATTCAAATGGCCACACATCCCACTACCTCACTTCAAGGCCAGTGGATCACTGAACCCTATGGACTGGTTGAAAGGTAAAGGGATTCCAAGTATCGGGATTGAATGGTATGCCAAAGGTGGAATCTTAACCAAGCCCACAGCATTTGGAATGAATGGAAATAGCCTGATGGTCGGTGGGGAAGCTGGAAAAGAAGCTGTCCTGCCACTGAATGAACGGAACTTGAGCGCCATTGGCCGGGGCATCGCTCAAACAATGGACCCACAAGGAACCGTGATCAACATCAACATCTCTGACAACATCATCAGAGAAGAAGCTGATATTGAGAAGATCGCTAATAAGGTATCTCAGAAGATAGCTGCTGAATTGAGAAGACAGAAAGAATTGAGAGGAGCGCCTGCATGGTAAAATACAACGAATTGATCATTGATGGAGTTGGAACTTCATCATTTCCATTTGATGTGATTGTACTGGAAGGTCCTACAATTCAAGTTGGTCTCTCAAAGGATAAGCTATTGAGCCATGATGGAGTTAGTGGATATATTGTTCAGTCGAATCCTCACAGAGAAGCGATTGAAAAGAAATATACTCTTCAACTCATCAACCCAACAGAATTGCAAGTCCTTGAATTTGTCCAATTCCTTTCCAAAAGAAACTTCTGGCTTGAAAACCAACAGAACAAGCTTACAAGATGGTTCTGTTATCAGACAAAGGTGTCTGACACTCAGAGAGATAAAACTAAAATGTATTCTTTAGAGGTGACATTCATTTGTCACCCCACAAAATACATGAAGAACAATGATGTTCAAACTCTTACTTCAAATGGTGTTCTCAGGCTTCAAGGTAGCTCACTAGCGTTTCCTAAAATCACAATTAGAGGAAACAGCTCATCAGAGACCAGCTTCACCATCGGAAAGCAAACTATCAAACTTGAACAGCTATCTGATAGCACTGTGATGGTGAATGATCCACAGAATCCAAGCTTTTTGGACAAGAAAGGGAATCTGGTGAAGTGGTCAGGAGACTTCATCACAATTGACGCTAACCAAGCTCAGAAGACGGTAGGTGTGGTTTTGGGACCAGGTATTCAATCGCTTGTCTTTGAAACAAATTGGGGGTGGTTATAATTCTATATCTATTAGACAGAAATGTTCAAACAGTGAAATGGAATGGTCAGCCACTCCATGAAGCAACAAAAGCAGAAGTTGAAGAAGTAATCAATGTAAGCTATACACTCAAGGTTGACTACCCAATCACAGACACTGAAATTTATAAGAAATTTCAGGAAGACATGCTCATCATCGCCCCAACTCCTGTCACTGGACGACAACTGTTCCGGATCAAGGAAATCAGCGAGCAAGATGACACAGTAAGTCTGACTTGTCAGCACATCACAGAAGACATCTTCAAGCGCTCTGTGCGTCCTATCAAGGTTTCAAATTCAACCTGTCAAATTGCCTTGAATGCTATGATTTCAGCAGTTAAGACACCACTTGGGAAGTTCTCCTTCACAAGTAACATCATGGACAATAGAACCTTCAACACTACAGAGGATGAAACGCTCTATAAGATCCTGATGGATGGAAAACATTCCATTGTAGGTGCTTGGGAAGGTGAGATCCGTGACAACTTCCTGATTGACATTCCGAAAAGCCGGGGGATTGATCGTGGTGTGGTAATCACCACACATCAAAACTTGAAGCAGTATGAACGGAATAAGAGCAGTTCTAGCATCATCACAAGACTGCATCTGAAATCAACCTTCAAGCCAGAGGGAGCAGAAGAAGACACGGTTCTGAAAGTCACTGTGGACAGCCCCCTCATTGGCAATTACCCTTATATCAATGAAGCTGAGTATGAGAACAATGATCTTACTACAGAGGAAGAATTGAGAAAATGGGGTGAAGCCAAATTTAAGAATGGAGACATTGACAAGCCCACTGATCAAATCAAGATCGAAGCTTATGAGCTAGATGGTCAAATTGTACACCTTGGAGATACAGCATCCCTCATGAGCTTGAAGCATGATGTCATGTTAAAAAAGAAAGCTGTAGGCTATGTTTTTGATGCTTTGTCAGAAAAGTACATCTCTCTTACATTCGATGACAAGGCTGGCCACGGTGGAGGCATGTCAGGCTCCAATGGAATTTCTGATGTAGCATCTGAAATCCTTGATACTGTTCAAAAGACTCAAGAGGATGATGAATACTACAAGAAATTGAGAGTATTGGTCGACAATGCCAACAGGGCCTTTGAAGATAGGGCAGGAGCCTTGGAGAAAGAGATCACTGATGGACTTGAGCAAGCGAAAGCACGAGCTGAAGTAGTCAAAGAGGAAATCTCAGCACAAGTCACTGAGAAGATCGCAGCAGCAAGCCAAGCAAACAAGAATGAGATTGTAGAAGAGTTTAAAGCTCAATACAATGGCATTGAAGTCAAGATGCAAGGTTTGAAAGCTACAACTGATCAATTAAAGAACAGTGATGCCGATATCCAGAGGCTGATCAACGACTTCAAAGTTCAAACGCAAAGCCAATTTGTTGGGGTACAAGGCGCACAATCCAGATTCGAGCAGACCACAGAAAAAGCCATCTCTGACCTCACTAATTTGGCCACTGGCAAAGCAGATCGCTCTTATGTTGAGCAGACAGTGGCAGGGATCAAAGAAGAGTTTACTTCATTAAAAATCGGTGGCGTCAATTTGCTAAGCGGTTCTAAAGGACCATTTAAACCGAACAAACAACCAGCAAATTTTGATAACAATGTACTTTACAAAAATGAGACATCTATCTACTTAGAGCAAGGACAAGAGTATATTGTTAGTGCCAAAACAGATGGAAATTTCACAGCATTACACATTGGTGGCATGGAAAGCGATAATGTCGTACTCTGGTTAATGGATGATAAATATCAAAATTATCAAATTGTTTCTGATTTAAAAACCGGTACATTTGGAACAAAGATTGTATGGAACAAACCTACTGGAATTTATCATCTACGGGTAAACACCTATCGAAAGGATCCAAATAAACTAAAATCCGTTTGGGAAGTTAAAGTTGAAAAAGCCACTGTAAAAAGTGACTGGTCTCCATCAATCAAGGATCAGGAAAGCTTAATTACAGAAGCAAAATCATCCTTTGAACGAACAGCGAATAGTTTGATAACAAGAATCGCTTCTATTGAGTCCTATGTAGATTCCGATGAAATTAGAAAAGATGCTTTAAATAAGTACACGAGAGAAGAGACTGCAAAACAGATTTCTGCCGAACGATCTAGAATTGAGGAAAACTATGTAAGGAAATCTAGTTATAACGAAGATGTAGCCAGCTTAAATCTAAAATTTGAAGATTTAAAACAGAATAATGATCAAGTTATAGCATCTAAGATTGCTGAATATAAGCAGACTGTAGATGGTCAGTTTGCGACTGTAACCAATCAATTGGAAGACACAATTAAAAAAACAGATATTCAGATCACTCCTGGTCAAATCAGCTTAGGTGTTGGTAAGGAAATTAGTGGAAGAACCATCAGTTCATTGCTCGTACAAGAACCGGAATCAATTGCTCTAATCGCACAATTGATCAAGGTTAAAGGTGACATGGTAGTTGATGGCTCAATCACAAGCAGGCATCTAGCTTCTGCAAGTGTCCAAACAGGACACATGGAAGCTGGATCAGTAACAACTCAGATTTTAGCTAGTAATGCAGTCACAGCAGATAAGCTACTAGTTGACTATGCTATGATCAACAAGCTTGTATCAAACCAAGCTTTCATCAGAGAGTTGGCTTCCCAGAGAGCATTCATCACTCAACTGACATCTGTTGGAATTTCCGCAAACGACATACGTGGCGGAAGGCTGACTGCTAATTCCGGTGTATCTAGTTTTGATTTAGACAATGGAAGATTGGCATTTCATGATAATAATACAGGCATTTATAGAGAAGAAACAAGCGCTTCAAGTCAAGGAATGTTCTTCTTGAATTCACCAATAACTGTCTATGATACACGCTACAACCGGAACAAGAGCACTATCAACTCAAAACTCATTATTGGAGCTGATAGACGTGATAATGATGTCTTTAAAAATTGGGACAAAGGTGGTTTTAATGGAATGATAGTTGATACTATCATAGATACACAAACTTTTGACCATGATAATGCCGATAAAATGACCCTTGTTTCAGATACTATAAGGCTCACACATACTTATGATACAGATAACGTTGCCATGAATTCACTCGGCTATCATCAGCCATCTGGATGGGAATTTATAAACTATCGTGGGAAGATTAGGGGCGGAAATGTCGTCATGAGGCCTTATAACCTTGATCCTAGGCTGGCAGAAGTTCACGCAGGGGACTTCATTATTGCAAATAACAAACAAACCGAAAACTCTCTAAGAGTGATTTTGAGAACTTTAAAAACCGCATTACAACATTTTGTCAATGCAGGTTTCCAAACGGATGATTTCACGATTCCAAAAACTGGCAGCAAAATGAGAATAGCTTTACACAGTTCGATCCGTAATGCAGTCGCAAATTCTTTGAAAGAATTTGACAAATTTGGATTATAGAAAGGTAACAAAATGAAAGAAAGCACTTATGTATCAATCATCACAGATCTAGCCAATCAATTGGCTAATAAATCAATCAATGAAGCCGAGTTCAAGGCACGATTGACTGAATCAAAGCAGGAAAAACAACAGCTCCTCAATGAGCTAGAAATCTATCGCTCTGTCCTTGAATCGGACAAAGATTTGAGAGACTTATTTGAAGAAGTTAAGAACAAGAATGAGGTAAATGCTAATGAATTATAAAGTACAGTCCAAATACTACGATCCTGTAGCTAATGCTACCAAGATTTCCATTAAACAAGATTATCCATACCGTGTATTCGAAGAATCCCTCCCAAATAACCGCATGGGAGATGAAGAGACAGTCCTTGTGGATGCTGTTCTGAATATTGTACGGATGGAATTGGATCCATCTGGTGCTATCGTAGCTCTCAAGAAAGAGCTTGACAAGTCTATTGAAGCTAACAACGGAGCCATTCAGAAAATTCAAGAGCTAACTCAAGAAAATGAGAGAAAAGATGCTCAAATCCAGAACAACAAAGCTCTTGCCGATTGGTCTGTCCTTGTAGCTGTGACCAATCAAGACAATCCACTTGATCCAACTCTCTACAAGCGAGCGCTTGAGCTTGTGGAAGCTGCTCAAGTTGGGAAAACCTACAAGGAACATGATATCTTCACTTTGATCGATCCAGATCACACTGAAAAATTCAGTGAAGGGAAACGTGTTCTTGTTCAAGTCAACTATGATTTCACTTACAATGGCGAATCAATCAAAGACTTGAAAGGCCCACTTCTCCAAAATGGGAAACTTGCAATCTACAATTGGGAAGTTCCCAAAGAAGAAAAACGAAACAAACCATCAGGAGACCTTGAGACTCAACCAGTAGCACAGCCTGAATCTTAAATGAAGGGAGTGTGATTGATGTACCAAGAACCAGATGGAATCTTTGGAATTATTGAAGTAGTACGGGATTTTTATGATCACGGAATTGATGAACACATGATTGTGTTCATGTTCATGGCCATTGTTGCTCTAGATATCGTTATAGGAGTATCTAGAGCATGGGCCTATCACGAGTTTTCAAGTCGCAAGTGGAGAAAAGGGCTAGTGAGCCACACAGCTATGATTCTAATTGTAGCCATTGGCTATCCATTCGCCCTATACATGAATCTGGGAGCTGTGGTTGATGCTTTCATTGTAGCAATGATGGCAGCATATGGTTCCAGTATCCTTGCCAGCCTTTCAGCTTTAGGGGTTGAAATCCCTGGTCTAGATCGTCTTGTGAAACAAAATATTGATCATGAAAAATTTCAGTTAAAAGATGGCTTGGAAGAGCCTAGTAAATTAATCAAAAAAGGAGAAAAGAAAAATGAATCAAATCACTGATATTGTAACAAGTAGCGCAATGAGTATTCTTGTAATTCTGGTTGGAATTGTTGTTCAAGCAGTCAAGAAATATCTTCTGACTCGTGGAGGGAAGAAAGCTCTTGAAGTGGCTGAAATTCTTGCCAATAACGCTGTAAATGCCACTGAACAAGTAGCAGGAACATTGGACATCCACGGAAAGGATAAGATGGAGCATGCTAAGACTAGCTTGATTGAGGGACTAGAAGCATATAACATCAATTTGACAAACGATCAATTAAACACATTCATTGAGGCTGCTGTCAAGAAAGCCAATGAACAATGGAAGAAATGAGGTTCAAAAATGGTAGCAACAAATGATATTATAAGTTATTCAGAATCTTTGGCAAATCAAGGTGTAGGAGCTGATGCAGATGGTTCATACGGAACCCAATGTGTGGACCTACCAAATTCAATTTCTATCAACTTTTTTGGAAAAGCTCTCTGGGGAAACGCTATTGACCTACTTAATTCAGCCGCTGGTTTAGGATATGAAGTAGTGTATGATGCAGTAGGAGTCAACCCACGAGCAGGGGCCATCTTCGTCATGGACACAACCTATCTATGCGGTCATCCTTACGGTCACACAGGGATTGTGATCGAGGATAGCGATGGGGTCACTATGAGAACCATCGAACAAAACATTGATGGCAATGCTGACTCTCTGTATGTTGGAGGTCCTGCACGATACAACATACGCAACTTTGATGGAATTGTTGGATGGTTCTATTTCCCAACTGATGACACATCTGTGGCATTCGAACAGCCAGAACCATCCGAACCATTGACAATTGAATCAAATGGATTCCATCCAGAAACAGGGACATTCACTGTTGAGGTATCTGCTCTAAATGTACGAGCTGAAGCCGGTATTGGAGCTGAAATTGTCGCTGTATATAGCGCAGGTCAAGAAATCAATTATGATGGATGGATTGACAACGATGGCTATATTTGGATCTCGTACATTGGCGGTTCTGGAAATCGCAGATATGTAGCAGTGGGGCAATCCGAAAACGGGAAACGCATCACAGACTTTGGATCTTTTAAATAAGAAACAGAAACCCTCCGAAAGGAGGGCTTTTTATTTTGACTGAAACTAGTTCCAGATCAAATAACATTGAAAAAAACTTTATAAAAATACTTGACGAACGTAAAGTATAATGATATAATGTAATCAAGATAAAGGAAGAAGGAAAAGAAAAATGGCATACGGAAAAAGTAAATATAATGCTTATCGCAAGCGTAGTTTCAATAGAAGCGACAAACAACGCAGAGAGTACGCTCAAGCAATGGATGAATTAGAACAAGCATTTGAAGAACTTGAAGGATGGTCACTGTCTAGCATGAAAGACAGCGCCTATAAAGATTTTGGGAAGTATGAAATCCGTTTATCTAACCACTCAGCAGATAACCAATATCATGATTTAGACAATGGACACTTGATTGTCAATGTGAAAGCAAGCAAACTTAACTTCATTGATATCATCCAAAATCATCTTGATAAAATTATTGAAAAAGTAGAGAGTCTTGATCTTGAAAAATATAGATTCATCAATGCCACAAGTCTAGACTATGAAATGAAATGCTATTATAGAGGGTTCAAAACTAAAAAAGATATTGTGTAAGGAGATTTTAAATGATTATCAACACAGAACGGGTCAGGATGGTCTTGATGAACAAGGCCATCTCAGGCTATTCTCTATGGCAAGCCACAGGAGTATCACAGACTGCTATTTCTCGCTTGAGGTCTGGGCAAAAGAAATTTGAAGATTTGACGCTTGAGACAATCTGCAAGATTCAAGCATGGATAGACGCTGGGCATTATACATTTAGTTATGATTATAGCGACTTGCTGGACGAATTGACTTCAGACATTGAAGAAGGACTTACAGGAAAATACCTCTATATCGTTAGAGGTGATTACAATGAAGTTATGGGAAAAAACATGATCATTGATTATTATTATAGTCCAGACGAAATTGAAGAAGGTGACGTTGCTGAAAAAATGCTGACGGAAGCAGTAGTAGAAGAAATGAAAAAAGACAATTCTATTTTTTAAAGTCACTTTTTAAAAGTGTGACTTTTTCTGTTATAACGGAAAAAATCAGAAATGTCTGGTATAACCTCAAACAATTATCAAAAAATCTTTTCCTATTAAAAGACTTTCTTTTATGTCTAAGATGAAAAATAAAACTTGAACTTTCTTGGAAGCTATGCTAAACTAACAATGTGAGCGTTGAACTTGTGGAGTTTTAGAAGTCAGTACCTAAAACAGACCCTAAAATCTAAAAACAGCGATATAATTGAGTTTTAGAAACTCCCACCGGCTCCATATTTTTTATTCATGGAAGATTACTCAAGAGGCTTAAGAGGCCGTGTTGGAAACGCGGTAG